CCGATTGGGAAGTCATGGAGCCTGCCCACTAACTAAATTGAAAGGGGGTATGGTCCCATATCACGCTATCAGTTCACCCGTGAGGGAACATGGATTTACCCCAAGTATCGAATCGTCGCCACGACCGGCGACGTTATCGAGGCTGATTTCAAGATTGACGAATGGTGGACCTTAGTCGACTCGGCAACTCCGACGACGATTGGCCCGCCTATTCCGACGCTCCCGCCCTACGCATGGGTTCCGGACGGCGCATTTCTCGTTTACGACTCGGAGGCTGGACGGTTCGTCCCCTCTGCTGTCAGCCCGTTCGATCAGTATGGGCGACTGAACGAGGAAGGTCTCCCCGAGCGTCTGACGCAAGAGGCGCTAGACAATCGCTACGCGGCCGATGTGAGCAACGTGGCGACTCTCGGGGTAGACGGCAAGGTCCCTGACTCCGAACTCCCTGACAGGCTCTCTCAGGCGTCCCTAGACGCCCTGGTTGCCGACGCCTCCGGCACATCGACGGCTGTGACGGACCTGACGACTCAGGTCAACGCGGTCGATGCGCAAATGGATGCGGTCCTAGAGACGGCTGCGACCGTCGAAGAGTTGCTTACGGCTGTCACGGTGACCAACGCTGTGATTTCGGGAGTCCCGAAGATCGACACGGCTACGTCTCACAACCTGAGCGTATTCACCGCGCCTTTCTCGTGCCGAATCCTCAGCGTTTCGTTGGTCGCTGACAGGACGCCGGTTGGCGGGTCTGACGCTAATAATTACGTCAAGGCGACAGTGAGGAAGCGAAACCCTGACCAAACCCTGACGGACATTGTTACGAAGTCCACTACGGGCGAGGAATGGGAATTACGAGTCCCCTGGAATTTCGACATGATGACTTGGGACGAGGCCGCTCGGACTTTCGACGCTGACGACATGCTCTTTATCACCTTCGACACGGCAGGGACCGGCCTCACTCGATACCCGATGAACGTAACCGTCAGGTATCAGCCTCTATGAGTCGCATTTGGCGATTCCCGGATTTGCGTAACGGCTTCACTCTGCATCATATTACGGATACGCATTTCGGGGCTGCCAATCATGGGCAGTTCGTTTTGGACTGGCAAGAGGCTACGGCTCAGGATATGGAATGGCTCAGAGTCTCGCTCAATGCGGGACACGTTCACACGGGCGACATGATCCATTCTTACGACGGTGCATCGAACTCGTCCGCCTCTCGTAACGCGGAACTCGGTTGGTATAAGTCCTGGCGGGACAAGATCACGGCGGACGGTCTACCCTACGCGGAAGCCTTCGGCAATCACGATCTAATCGGCCCTGGCATCGACGGCGCGCGAACGCCGGTAACTTCGGCGCAATTCGCGGCATCGCTCGGACTGGACGCTCCGAATAACGCGGTCGACATGGGCGCTTTCAAGGTGCTCACGGTTGCCCCTGACGTGTGGGCAGACAATACGGATTTCGTCCTGTCTGCTGGCACGCTCGATTGGCTCGATACCGAATTGCAGGCGGCTGGTAAGCCGTGCTGGATTGCGGCTCACGTCCCCTGGAATGAGCAAATGGGCACGTCTTCGGGTGGCAGTACGTCAGTCGAGCCCGGTAACCCTGGGCTGGTCGACCTGATCGACAGTAATCCGAACGCTATCGGGTGGCTGTCCGGCCACCGTCACGCGAATATCCGCACGAATGCGAGCCACGCTAGCGCGTTCACCGTGGGAAGCCGTCGAATCTTCGGCGTGAATGGTCCGGCTGCCGGAGGCGGGCGCAATAGCGCCGTCTCATTCGAGCAGCACCGCTGGAAAGGCGGAAACGAAAGCATGTTCGTTACCTATCTCGGTGACGCAATTGACGTTCGTTGGCGCGACCACAACAGGCGCTCATGGATCAATCCCCCCGGCGAGACAGTCCGGCACATAACACTATAGGAGGCGAGCAGTATCAGAGAGCATCTTATGAAGTTCCTCGCAACGCTCGCGGCACTTTCCAACATGGCTAAGGCCCGAACGCCTTTCGACGTTCTGGCGGAAGTTATCGGCCTCGGAACCGTGGCCTATGGCGTCGGAATGATCTTCCTTCCGGCTGGCGTGATCGTCGCCGGAGTGTCGCTCTGCTTTATCGGGTACGCCCTGGGCGGTGATCCGAAGTGAGTCTTTTCCGAAAGGCCGTGCGCTCGGTAAATCCGTTCAGCGCGACTGAGGTTCTGTACGACAGTGACCCCCGGCTAGGTGACCTTTTCGGAGAGGGCAACCCTGCTATCTCCGGGAAAAAGGTCTCGCGTAGTCGAGCCCTGCGCATGGTTGCCGTCTGGCGCTGCGTCTCGCTTCTGGCGGGCGGCGTGAGCGGCCTCCCTAGCGGCGTGTGGGCGGAAACCCCTACCGGGCGGCGCGTGCCCCTAGACACTCCCGCATGGCTCGCTAAGCCGCTCCCCTGGCAGGCTCCCGTTGATTTCTGGCACCGCGTAATGGTGTCGCTACTCATGGACGGCAACGCCTTTATCTGGACTCAGCGTAACGACCGTGGGCGAATCGTGGCTCTCCACGTTCTCGACCCTAAGCGCGTGACGATTGAGGAACGAGAGTCGAAGTCGGACATTCGTTTTCAGATTGACGGGGAGTATTTCGACCGTTCGTGGATTCTCTGGATTCCGAACTTTACGGTCGACTGGCAGTTGCGCGGGCTCTCGCCCATCGACGCGGCGCGTCAGGCTATCGACCTGGGGCTCACCGTTGAGGAATTCGGTTCCCGATTCTTTCACCAGGGAACGAGCATGGCCGGAGTCATTCAGCATCCGGGCACTCCTGAGAAGGACGAAGCCGAAATGCTGCGGGACATGTTCAAGAAAAAGAACTCCGGGATTAGTAACTCTCACGCTATCGGCATCCTCACGGGTGGCGCATCGTGGCAGAACATTACTATTACTCCCGAGCAAGCGCAGTTCCTTGACACCCGACGTTTTCAGAAGTCGGAAATTGCACTCCTGTTCGGCGTTCCGCCGCACATGGTGGACCCCACTGTTTCTAGTTCCTGGGGCTCAGGCGTTGAGGAAATGAATCGCTTTTTCACGACCTTCTCTCTTCAGGATTACATTACCCGAATTGAGCAGTACGTGACTCTGTTCCTCCTGCCGGGGAAACAGTTTTTCAAGTTCAATGTCGACGCTCGCTTGCGGCCTAACACGAAGGAACGTTACGCGGCGTATAAGACGGCGATTGAGACGGGCTTTATGAACCGCGACGAGGTTCGGGACCTTGAGGATAAGGAACCTATCCCGAACGGACTCGGTAAGACGTTCTACCGGCCTCTCAACTTCGCGCCTCTCGGCGTTGGCCCTTACGAGGGCGGCGACCCTAACGGAGACGGCAAGGTCGACCCGACAAAGGATGAGTTAGGGCGCGATCCGGAGGACCCGGATTACGGCAAGCCCGCACCGAAGGAGGATAAGACACAAACGAATGACAGCCAAGATTGAGCGTCGATACCTTCCGACTGAATTTGATTTCAGGACGAAGGGTACTGACCTAGTAATCGAGGGCTACGCATACCGGTTCGATGAGCGTTCACAGAATCTCGGCGGCTTTGTCGAGAGAATCCGCTCCGGCGCTGGCGCTGAGGCGGCTGAGAACGACGACGTTCGGGCTCTTTTCAATCACGATGCTAGCAAGATTCTCGGACGCAATAGGTCCGGCACTCTCCGGCTAGCGGAGGATTCTGAGGGCCTTCCGTATGAGATTACGGCGGACACTCGACAGTCTTACGTTCAGGATTTGGTCTACGCGCTTGAGCGCGGGGACGTAAATCAGTCCTCTTTTGGCTTCCGAGCCACTGAACAGGATTGGGGCCTGACCGAAGACGAGTTTCCGTTGCGGTCTGTTCTGAAGTTGAGTCTTTTTGACGTGAGCCCGGTGACCTTCCCGGCTTACACGTCCTCCACTTCCGGACTCGGTAAGCGAGCAATCGAAGAGTTTTACGAAGCGCGGGGCCTTCGTCCCGATGAGGCTTCGCTAGCAGACATTCTCCTGAGCGAATCACGCGGTGAGCCGCTTCCGGATTATGACTTTTTCGTTAGCGACCTCGCAGACATTGAGGGACGAGCCCTCTATCTTCCTAGAAAGGACTGACCTTTGACTGATTACCAGAAGCGCGCTAATGACGCGCTTGCAGAGCGTAAGAGCATCTTCGAGCAGCGCAAGGCGCTCAACGAGGACAGCACGAAGACGGACGCTGAGAAGCGCGAGGGCTTCGAGCGCATGGATGCCGACATGGATCGACTCATGGACGAGGCCCGCGAGGCTGTCCGCGAGGGCGAGCGCGAGTCTGAGATTCGCGGCCTGACTGAGCGCGCTGGCGCGCTGGGCCGTCCCGACGCTGGCGGCGAGCGCCGTAGCGAGGACGAGGGTCCGTCGTTCAATGACTCCCTTCGTGCGGTTGGTCTCGGTGAGCAGCGGTCGTTCGACTTCTCGGTCAGCGCGGCGGCTATCGAGAATCGCGCTACCACGATGGTTTCGGACGGCACTAGCAATCCGGCCAATGCGAAGGCGGGCGTTGCCGGTACGGTGACTCCGGACACCTTCGTTGCGACCCTGATTCAGTACCTCGAAGAGTCTTCGGACGTGCTCTCTCGCGTCCGTCGAATTTCCACTTCGAGCGGCGAGCCGATGAATTGGCCGCGTCGAGTGAGCAAGGTCTCGAACACTTTTCAGGCTCTCGTTGAGGCTGGTCAGTACCCGAGCACCGTTGACGGTTCTTTCGACCTCTTCACGCTGAGCGCACACAAGTTCGGTGCGATTGGCGAGATTTCCGAAGAGGCTCTGACCGACCCGGCTCTCAATGTCGGCGCGATTGTCGCTCAGGAAATGGGCGAGGACCTGGCGGATTCGCTGGCGGAGCAGGTTTGGCTGGGTACCTCGTTCGGTGAGGGCATTCTCAACCAGGCGACGAACCTCACGACCCTTGCCACCGGCAAGGCTGACCCGTCGTTTGACGACCTGATCGACCTTCAGCACGCGATTATTGCCAAGTACCGGCGTAACGCTACCTGGACGGTCAACGACGACACGGCGCGCGTTCTCCGCAAGGTGAAGGACGCTAACGATAACTACGTTTGGCAGCCTGCCGTTGTGGCCGGTCAGCCTGACATGCTTCTCGGCAAGCCGGTTGCGACTGATCCGGTTGTCCCGGCTATGGCGCTCGGTGGCGGCGCGGGTGTGTTCTTCGGTGACATTCTGCGCACCGTTCGGGCTATCGGGATCGTCCGCTCGACTGAGTACGGTTTCGACCGTGACACGGTTGCCCTGAAGATCAAGTGGCGCGGGGACGGTGCGATTTACGACCCGTACTCCTACGCGCTTATGAAGCCTGCCGCTGCCTGACCTGAAACTAGGTTTAGGTAAGTAGACGGGGGGCCGCTTTCGGGCGGCTCCCCTCTATGGCTTTAGCGAAAGGATTTCTTGCACATGATGACCCTTAGAATGACTGATCGGCAGCCGCGTAATGCGCGACTGGATAACAAGCCCTATCCGGGACCTGGCGAGGTTGTCGAGGTTCCTGACGAGGTTGGTCGGGCCTTCCTGGTCCTGAAGCACGCTGAGCGCGTGGACGCGGCTTCCCCCGAGCCCGAGCCGGAGACGGCTGACAATCGCCAGAAGGCGACTCAGGACGCCCGCGAGACGCGGGGCTGATAACTCATGCGCGTTCTCACTGGACGGCCTCTGAGCCTGTCTCACACCTTCCTAGACGATGAGGACGCCCTAACGCCTGACGCCGTGACCGTGACCCTGACAGACGCTCAGGGCTCCACGGTTGCGACGGGCACGGCCACCGCTGACGGTGAGGGCTGGTCCGTGACTCTGCCCCGGCAGCCGCTAGGCGTTTACACGGCCACTTGGGACGGCGGAGACGTGGCGGTCGATGAGACTCCCGTCGAAGTTGTCGGGGGCTTCCTGTTCTCGATTCCTCAGGCTCGGAAGTCGGATGACTACCTTGCCGATGCTGACGCCTTCCCGGCTCAGGAGATTCGGGAATACCGCGAGGTAGTTGACGAGGAATTCGAGAAGATCACGGGGCGATCCTTCGTGACGCGCTCGCTTGAGCGCACATTCGTTGCGGACGACTCCCCCGAATTGCTCGCCCTTATTCCTGACGCTCAGGCGGTCGAGTCCGTCACGATCAACGGCGTTCAGGTCGAAGACGTGAGCGGATACCGCATTAGCCGGTTGGGCAAGATTACGGCCCCCGATTTCTTTAGAGACGGGGACGTTGTGACGGTCCGGGTTCGGTATGGCTACCGAACCCCTCCGGCTGACGTGGCGCGAGTCGGGATGATCCGGCTTCGCGCTCTACTGGCGGCTGAGTCGAGTGGCATCCCTGATCGAGCGACCACCTGGCAGCCCGGAGAGGGCGGCACCTTCCGTCTCGCAACGGCGGGACAGGGGAAGTGGAAAACGGGTATTCCTGAGGTCGATTCGACCCTTCAGAATTACACGCTCGATACCGTGCTAGCGGTGTACGCAATTGGCTAGCCCCGTCGAGATAAAGACGAAGGTCTTTGACTTGCTAAAGGCGGCGCTTCCTGAATTCACTTGCACTTGGGGATTCACTACGCGCGAACCGCCTAGGCAATGGTGCTACATGGGCGATCTTGCATGGCCTGAATCTGAATGGGCCACGAATAGAAGCCGTCAGCACACAATGACGATTCCTATTGTGCTGAATGCAATCAAGGCTCGAACTTCTCCGGAGGCGGCTGAGACGTTTCTCATTACTCAGTTGACGGCCCTTGAGGCGGCATTCGATGAGGTCTCCGATCTTAGGGACACGGGCATTACCTCGTGGGGCATCGCTCCCCGGATGCTCGGTACTCAGCCGCACGCGGACGGGATCGAAGCGCAAGCGGTGATCGAGTTGAGCGTCACCTACCGCCCGTAACCCCTCTGAGAATCGCTCAGACGCTCGCTCCCGGCCTTTCAGCCGGTCAGCGGGCACTCACCTAGGAGACACATGCAAACGGCTTACAGCGGCTCTCAGCGATCCGCTCACAATCACACAAAGGACGGTGACGACAGTTGACGACTGTTCACGATCAGTTCGTGGGGACTGCGGACGAGACGGTTTACGGGACGCCTGTCGCTCCCGCCAACTTCTACGAGTTTCTTACGGACGGCATTTCCGGCGCTTATGAGCGCATTGAGGCGGAGGGTATTCGTGGCCCCGTGCTGCGCGCTGACCGCTTCGCACCGAATCCGAAGGGCGCTGCCGGGGACTTCGAGGTTGAGGTTCTGGACAAGGGCTTTGACTTCTGGCTTCTGCACATGCTCGGCGCGGTCTCCGTTGACGGCACGACTCAGGCGGTTACCGCCGTTCCTGGCGAGACTCACGGAAAGTCGTTCTCTTACCATGCGGCTCGATATGCGAGCGGTACTGACTCCCTGATTCCTTTCGCCTATTCGGGCGGCAAGGTCACTGAGTGGGAGTTGACGGCAGAGGTCGACGGCATCCTCAAGGCGAAGGCTACTTGCGACTTCGCTACGGAGTATATCGACGGTAAGGCAGGGTCCGGCTCCGCCGTTCCTGAGGCCGCTCTCGCGGTTGCCGCTTACCCGTCTGACGCTCAGTTGCTCACCTTCATCGGTGGCTCGGTGACTGTTGGCGGCTCCGGCTTCCCTGTCTCTCAGATTTCGGTGACCGGTAATAACGGTCTGAAGGTCGACCGCTACGCGATGCGCGGCGCGAACTCGACCACGAAGCGGGAGCCGAAGGAAGAGGCTATGAAGGAATTTGGCTTCTCCCTGACCGGTGAGTTTGAGGACACGTCTCACTCTGAGCGCGTGGCTTCTCTCCTGGCGACCGGCGCGCTAGCGACTGTCGTGCTCCACTTCGATTCGCCTCAGGGCGGGACGCTGGATATCTCGCTCCCGGCTGGCCGATTCGATGAGGGTCCGGTGAACGCTGCCCGCGAGGTCACTACTCAGGAGTTGACCGGCAAGGCGCTTCAGCCTGTCGACGGTACCGACGCGATTCAGGTTGTCTACACGCCTGCCGCGTGACCTAGGAACGGAGTAGGACTTTGGTAACTTCCGAATTTGAGATTCCCGGACTAAGGAAATTCTCAGCGGCGCTCAAGGAATTGGGCGGGGAGATACCAAAGTCCCTCCGTGACTATAACGCTAAGGCCGCTAAGGCTGTCGTTACTGAGGCACGGGCGAGAGCCAAAAGCCCTCAGGCGGCTAAGGCTGCGAAGTCGCTTCGGTCAACGAAGTCATCTACGTACGTCGGGATTATTCTCGGCGATAATAACCGCTACGCATTTGCGCGGGGCGCTGAGTGGGGCGCTAGGCAGTATAAGCAATTCCCGTCATGGCGGGGCAATCAGTGGATGAGTTGGGGCGGTGGCCCTGGTTACTTCCTGCATCCGGCGATCCGGCATGTAGGCGACACTGTGCTAAACGACTATTGGGAATCAATTAGGACGCTTCGCAAGGAAGCGTTCCCGGACTGAAACAGGGGTGTTTCTGAATGACTAGCATGACTTTTGACGAAAATAACCTGACCATTGGCGACCTTGAGGACTTCGAGGACGCTATCGGCGTGCCTCTGACTGAGGCTCTGAAGCCGGTTCCTGTTCGTGATCCCGAGACGAACGAGATTGTCCGTGACGAGAAGGGCCGTCCCGAGCAGACGATCAACATGAGTGCGAAGGTGCTCAAGGGTCTCATTTGGATTGCCAACCGTCACGAGAATCCCGACTTCTCTCTTGAGGACGCTCGGAGCGTCAAGGTTACCGAACTCGACATTGTGCGAGCGGGCGACGACGACGAGAGCGACGACGAGGATTCGGCCCCAAAAGACGGCGAGTAAGACAGCGCGCGAAGCGGCGGCGTGAGCATGTGCTCATTGCCGCTCACTTCGGCTTTTCCCGTGACGAATTACTGTCATTGGGAATCAATGAGTACGCCGTTTATAGGGAGGTATTCATCGAACACAATAAGGAGGATTAGTGCCGGGCGAGAGTAAGACGCTCAAGATTCGCCTTATTGGCGACGGCAAAAGCGCCGTCGTCTCTATCGGTGCCGTAGGTAAGGCTACCGATTCCCTCGAAGGCCGAATGGCTCGGATTTCCAAGCGCATGACAGGCGTTGGCCGGTCGACGCTTGGGCTCGGTACTCGAATGACCGCCCTTACGGCGGGCGTTGGCTACTTCGTTGTGAAGGCTGGCGCGCCCTACGTGGCGAGCCTGAACAAGATTCAGGCGCTCACCGATTCCAACGATAAGACAATGAAGCGCACGGCTAGCACGCTTGAGGGCAACGCGGGCCGATATGCGAAAATGGGACAGACGACCGGCGATGCTGCGGGCGGCGTAGTCGAGTTGGTCAAGGCGGGCCTTTCGCTCGATAAGTCCCTCAAGGCTGTAAACGGCACAATGGTTCTCGCTAAGGCGGGAGAATTGGACGTTGCGCAGGCTTCGACCATCGTCTCTCAGACACTAAACGCCTTCAGCCTGAAGGCTTCCGACGCGGGCAAGATTGCGAACTATCTCGCTAACGCGGCTAACATTTCGTCGGCTGACGTATCGGACCTGGCGGAGTCTCTGAAGTTTGTTTCCGCCTCTGCGGCTTCCGCACACATTCCCCTGAAGACAGTAAACGCGATGCTCGCGGAACTCTCTAACAAGGGTATTCAGGGCACTATGGCCGGAACGGGCCTCCGAAACTTTTTCCTCTCGCTTCAGGCTCCGGCTTCGCTGGGCGGTAAGGCGATCAAGAAATTGGGCGTCGATATCTATGACGCTAGCGGCAAGGCTCGACCGTTCAAGGACGTTCTAGGCGATCTTGGCAAGGCGGTAAAGGGCGTCTCCGACGAGACGCGCAATAACGCTCTGAAGGATATCTTCGGCAAGACGGGTATCAACGCGGCTCAGATTCTCCTAGAGGGCGGCGTAAAGGCGCTGAACAAGTACGAAAAGGGAGTGGGTAACGCTGGGGCTGCGCAGAAGTTGGCACAGTCCGCCTCGAAGGGGCTCGCGGGAACGTATGCGGCTCTGAAGGCTCAGGTTACTTCTCTCGCTCAGTCGCTTTATCGGCAGTTCTCTCCGTCACTGGACAAGATTCTCAAGAGTGTCGGGCGCATGGTTTCGGGCTTCTCGAAGTTGTCCCCGTCAACTAAAAAGATCATCGGCATATTCGCGCTAATCGCTGCGGCGGCTGGCCCGGTGCTCATGGTCTTCGGCGCACTAGCGATGACGATTGGCGCTCTACTGTCGCCGGTCGGGCTGGTGCTCGCGGTCCTGGCGGCTCTCGCTGTCGGGTTCGGGGTGGCTTACGCGAAGTCTGAGGGCTTCCGTAACGGGATCAGTTCTCTTGTGTCGGGCATCGCTCCGGTACTCAAGTCGCTCGGCGGCTTTTTCAAATCGCTTCTCCCGACTCTGAAGGACTTGGGCCGTCAGTTCATGGACAGCATCGGTCCGGCTCTGAAGGAAATCGGGAACATGGTGAGTACGCAACTCGTACCTGCATTCCAAAAGTTCCTGCCCATCATTCAGCCTATCGCGGTCTTCCTGCTGAAAATGTTTGGAGCCGCGCTTATTGGCGCGATTCAGGGCGTTATTCAGGTAGTCAAGGGCATTATTCAGGTTCTCACCGGAGTATTCAATCTGGTT